TATTGACGATAAGGCCACATCAAAACTATTAATGGAATTTAAAAATAAAGATTCTATTAAAACTGAAAGGAAAAATTATGAAATAATAAAAAAAATGTACAAGGAGGGAGGAGTAAAATTTAGAGAAAAATACAAAAATATTGCAAAGGTAATGAATACTATATTAGCTATGGATAACACTGATGTATTAAAAAAAGCTAAAGAATTTAATGAACAATTCGCATTAATACAAAAAAGTGGTCCACTAGATGATTTATTAGTAACAATAAAGGGACCTCAGACGCTTGCATTTGGTAAGGTAGTTGATGTACAAGTTTTACCTGATTTAAGTTCTAAGTCTATATTAACAAAATCCAAAGAGTACGATATGGAATACAAGAAAGCTGTGGAGGATGCGAAGAATGCAGCTGCCGGCGATGGTGGCGATGGTGGCGGCGCTGGTGGCGGCGAAGACGAAGCGAAACGGGACGAGGAGGAGGAAGAGGGCAATGGCGACGGCGGACCAACGGTAGCCGTTGGTCCTGTTGCTCCAGGCCTCGCCGAACAAGAGGCAATTGCAACTGCGTTAGCGATAAGCTCTGCAATAGCCGTGGCTTGATAAATCAAGTTAAAGGAGGAACATTACAAATTTCGTATGGGGCTACAGGTTTAATAACATTAAATGCAGATTTTATTATATTTAATGTGTATTTACTTGTGGCTACAACATAGAATTTTGTAAGATATTTTTTATGTATAGGTTTCATTGTCATCATTAAAGCCATTTTTTTCAAGACAAGGGATGGAGGTAGATGTGTAATCTTTCTAGCATCAAAAACCACACATCGTGTTATAGGCTCGCGATATAATGATCTATAATACTCTAAATAAAAATCAAACTCGGTATTAGTGGGTGTATTTCCAAATGTGATAGTTGTTATATTATTACTTGTATCAATAGAAAACCAATTATTAATTTGAACCATAATAAGATAATGAGTAAAAAAAAATTATATTATTTACTCATTATCTCCATCGTGACCTCCGGCATCATCGGCTGCTTCCTCGGCTGCTTCTTGTTCTTCGGCAGTAACAATTTCACTAGATATTCGTTTTTAATTGATTAATGATTTCTTCAAGTTGAACAACTTGATAATTAATATTTCTATTATTTCGCTGATAAAAAGTGTTTGAGTTCCTCATTATTCGGTAATGTATCTTTTTGTTTTACACCTTTTAACATTTAAAACGCCGACTTTTATAAATACATAAATTGAATTGAATTACTTAATTATAATTATTATTCAACAACTCAATAAACAAGAAATCAATAAATGCCTCAAAAAAAACTCAAACTTGTGGAAAACAATATACGCGAGGTCTGTAATATTAATTCCGCGAAAACAGAACCAGATTGTAAATATAAGAATGATTTTAATTCCGTGATTAATGAATTAAGACAACACCCAAAGAATAAACATCGTAAAGTTTGCAAAGGTTGCCACAATATTGGGCATGATAAAACTTCCAGCACTTGTAAATTAAATATAGATAAAAATAATTTATTAAAAAGGAAAATAAAAGAATATATGTTATCACAAGATTGTTTATCAGGGAAAACAAATGATGAACATTTTGCTGAACTAAGTAAAAAACTTGAAATCTCGCTCAATAATTGTAAAACCTTATATGAAGAAATACCACCAATAGAATGGCTTAATAGAGAGAATAATATAAAATTATATGTAGAGTGCCTCCACGCTTCATCATTAAATTGTCACGACTGTAATAAACTTATAAATAATATTAAAACAAATACACAACGTAAATGGAAAGGGAATACTATATGTGATAGTTGTTGGTCTGAATACACAGAAGAAAGAGATTTACTTTGGAAAAAAATACGCGAAAACAAAAATCAACAATGTAATATATGCTCTAACACAAGAATGAAAGAAGGCGAACGATATCATTATGACCATATAAATATGTTTGATAAAGGAAATAGTTTATGTAGTATGGTAAATGAAGGAAACACAATAGACGAAATTAATATAGAACTTGATAAATGTCAAATTTTATGTTTATCTTGTCATCACAAGATTTGTGATATTGAAAGTAAGTTGTGTTTTACGAGAATAAAGCAAATACTAACACGTAAATTAAATAATTACGAAATAACCGAAGAAGAATATACTCAACAAAAAATAGAAATAGGAGAAAAATATGTTAAAAAAATGTTTGAGATATATGATGAATTAAAATTATGTGTATAATTAATAAATATATATCGGTGTTTTAAATGGTCAAATATGTAAAGAATTATTTATTTTATTTTGCGTGTTTAAGTTCGTCGTTAATATCATATATAAGTTTGTATATTTTAGTGGTAGAGTAGTCATATATTTGAGAAAACAGCGATAAATGATTATCATTGATTATGTATATAATTACCAACGAGATTTTTTAACATTAATTTTTGGTCCTAACGATTTTTTCCTTGACTCATTAGGATTATACGTGTCATCTTCATCGTCGGAATTAAGATCCTTAGACATTTCCCAGAATTCACGCGAACCTAATCTGAAACTCTGGCGATGTTCGGCTTTATACCAAAATATTTGTTCTGTAAGTTTATTAGTTTTTGCATTATTATTAATAACAAGACATTCATAATTTTCTGTACACTGATCCATAACTTGACAAAAAGACTCAAATGTAGGAAACATGCCAGCATAATTATCGTATATTCTTTTACGATTAGAGATATAAGGTTCTCTTAATATAAATACAAAATCAATATTAGTACGAAGATTTGGTGGTATACCTAAAGGATATTGCATAGTTATAACTAACATAACTTTCCAATGACGTCCATTCATAAATAATAAACGCATAAGTTTATCTTTAGTCCAACCCGCATCATATAAACAGTCATCAAGTATAACAAAGGCACGAGGATCAATATTAGATCGTCCATATGCCGCATTTTCTTTGTTTACTTGTTTGAGAACGGTTTTTTGTCTTTTTAATATATTTTCAATAATAGCACTATTATATTCTTCATGAATAAAGAGTTTGGGAATATGATTGCTATAAAAACAATTACCAGCTTCTGTTCCGGAAATAACAGTACCTATAGGAATATCTTGTTGATGATAAAGAAGATCTCTAACAAGGTAACTTTTACCGGTATCACGACGACCAATTAAAACTATAACAGGGCCCTTACTTTCATTCGGTTTGAAGCTGATAGTTTTCATATCAAATTTCTTAAGTTCTAGAGTCATACTTAAAATACAAGAGAAAAAAAAGTGGTTGAAAACGCAAATTAATATTAAGTTAAAATATTAAGATAATTTTATAAGTGTTAAAATATGGAACCAGTGTTTTATAGAAAAAATAAAAATAATATATTTCCGTATTTACAAAGTGAATTAAATCTATATTCCCCTCAAAATTATATACCATTATATGAAAAATTATTTGTATTAAATGAAACAAATAAAAATTCAATTAATTTAAATAATAAATGGGAAATATGTAAAATAGAAGAAAATATAGGAGACAAGATATATAAATGTACAGTGAATGATATATGTGGAAATACAAGAAAAATGGATATTTTTTTTAAATTTGCTCCATTAATAGATCCGATGAGATATTTGATGGGTAAATATGAAGATATTAAAATAGAATGTTTACCATATAAAAATAACAACGATGATTGTGTAGAAAAAATGTTAGATCAAAATAATCTAGCATATATAGATCAGTTTTTTTCATATTTGAGTAGTAGATTGTTGCATGAATATGGATTCATACATGGTATAGACTATTATGGAGGTTATTTAGGAATTAAGAATAACTTAATTTTAAATATAGAAGATGATATAGACTATTTAATGAATTCAAGTTTTTTTCACAGAAGCAGGGAGGATTTATTTGTTATATCAAATGAAGTGTATAAGGATTATTTTAATCAGTCAGCAAGAAATAAAAGTAAGTTGAATATAGAAGGTCCATCAAAAAATATAACCTTATCTTCAATTGAAGATATTACAGACAACTGTACAGTTAGTTGTATAGAAATACCGGATTTATCGCCAGAATTAATATGTGAATTTGATGTATCAGACTGTTCAAAAAACACAGTGGATTCAGATTCTAAATCTTCATGTTCATCTCGCTCTTCTTTAACAGAGGAGGGGGATGAGCATAAGGATAGAGAGGAGTATGAAGAGGACGAAGAGAATGAAGAGAATGAAGAAGATGAAGAAGAGAACGAAGAAGAAGAAGAAGATGAAACAGATGATGAAGAAGATAGTCCTGTAAATATAACAATTAATAAATTTCCAGTAAATGTTATAGCATTAGAAGCATGTCATGATACATTTGATAATTTAATAGAATCAGATATTAGTTGGACTGAAACTATGTCCGCATTTATGCAAATAATTATGACACTAATAGTATATCAAAAGGCATTTAATTTTACACACAATGATTTACATACAAATAATATTATGTATGTAGAGACGGAAAAACAGTATATATATTACTGTTATGAAGGTGTATATTATAAAGTTCCAACATTTAAAAGATTATTTAAAATAATAGATTTTGGAAGAGCTATATATAAGTATAATGGTAATAT